GTCTGAAGAACGACATGTTTTATCTTACTCCGACACTGATGGACGAAAATTCCTACTTGCAGCAGCGATAGCCCTGTTGATAAAAACTGTGCGTCGGGCCATGAACGTCAGTCATCGGCCTGCAGCGAGTTCGCACAGGCCCCCAGTACCCACCTTTGAGACCACTACGAAACGGCGCCTTTTCCATGCTTCCGCCGACGTTGTCAACGAACTCATCGATGTTACCCGTCATGTCATGGACACCTGCCCAACTCACGCAGCCGGGCATCGCACCTGATGCAACGCTTCTGTTATGCTTGGGCCATTCACTTCTTGGCGTCGAGGGATCCATCGATGGATGATCGATGTTACATGCGTCTGCGTCACGGTGCAGACCATCGCCGTACGGGTAAGGCAGACCGTCTGGGCCTTCGCATGCAAACGTCCACTCATCAGCGGTGCACAGTCGCTTTCCGTCGGCCTCACACCGTGCCTTCGATTCGAACCAATCGATCGTGATCGCCGGCATTTCGCCTTCGACGTTCTGCGATTCGTACGTGTTCATGCAGAACGACATGTGCTTACGAGTCTTCGACAGGCACTTTGGCGTGGCGAATTCTGCACAACGCATCGGACCGAGTCCGCTGTTTGCCTCAGGTCGCGTGTCAGTGTCGAGCCAGCGTAGGCACTTTTGCTCAACGTTGGGACACCAGTCACCGCTGACCTCTTGCATGTCACTAGGACACTTCGAGGGTTCAGGAGCAGACACGAGAGAATCTCCCGTTACGGTTACGGTGGTTACATCAACCGCTACGCTCGCATCTTTTGCAGGGTCACGGTGGGCCGCTGTAGTCGCACATGCGGAAAGGCAGATAAAGACAGGTACAACGTATTTCTTCACGAACTTCAGTCCTTTGGTTGAACAATCATGCATCGCGACGAGCAGCCGATGGTTGTCGGCGTTGCTTGGACGGGCTCATTGTGACCGGTCTGTGTGGCGGCGTCCCAACACCACTTTTGTGTGATGCCGTTTAAAACGCCAGGCGCATGCGTTCTATCAATCCTTGCAGAACGTTCATTGACTGAAACGACCTTTCCAAATGTCAGCCGCGGCGATCCGTACGGCGAAGAAGCGTATACGAGCCAATCACCAACCTCAATTGCGTTGCCAAACATGTCCTTCACAGGTCACTGATCTTTCTGTTCGCCGTGCATTGTTTGCATAGCCACGTTGCTGGTTGACTCGCGGTCGTCATGATGGTCGTGTAACCCGCGATGCGGGCACGTTCTGCGGCCTGACCGATGTCGTAGTTGCCACACTTGTTTGCGTGCGTACCGCACTTGTCGCATGCGACAGTGTAGCAATCACAGATGTTGCAACACGATGAAACGATGGGCATCAGCGGTACTCCGAACGCATCTGAAGAGCGGCCAACTTACCTTCGAGTTCGGTGATGCGTGCTGAGCTGACACGCTGCTCTTCTGCACGCTTGAGCTTAAGTTCGGCATGCCAGCGCTCCAGATCCTTATGATTACGCATCTCTTTGACTTCTTTGTAGAAATCGTGCATGCTGTCGCAACACTTGGCGAAAACAATCACTGTGCCGATGACAGTGACGATGATTCCCACCCACGCGAATACTGTCATCATCACTCGGCCTCACCGGGAAGCTCTTCGAAGAACTTCACGCCTGCGTCGATGACCTTGGGATCCACGTCGCCCTCGTCGCGGAAGCGACAGAAGACAGGGAACCGAGCCTTCCCATCGACAGTGAGCCCGTCAGAGGTGAGCGGATCGGGCTGAGCCTCGAGCTCGACGATCTTGCCGAGGTACGTGTCAGGACCTTCGAGCTGAACCTGAGCCTTGAGTGCATCGTTGAACCCACCACCGAGGCGAGTGATCTTTCCGTTGGGAAGGACGACCTCAAATCCGCCGAAGAGACCTTCGCGCTTGGTGCCATGGCGACCCTCATAGTGCCCGACGATGATTCCCTCGTAGGTGACGCAGGGCTTCAGTTTCAGGATGTTCTCCGAGCGCTTGAAGATGTACGGCGTGTCGAGCGTCTTCAGCATGACGCCTTCGAATCCCTCGTCCATGCACTTGGAGAAGTACGCCTTGAGCTCGCTCTCGTTGTTTGCAGTGATGTGCGGAACCTGGCGCACTCGGGCGGGACCTTCGAAGTCCACGCTAGCGAGGACGACCTCGTTCACGATCTTGCATCGATCGGCGTACTCCGTGTCGCACTCCTGAGCGACCCAGTCCTCGAGCGGCATCGCGTCGAAAACGTTGTAATAGAGATTGCTGTCGTCCTTCTGTGTCTTCGACATCATGACCGACGAACTTTCGTTCCAGTCAGCCGCCATGCCCTCGCCGTCGAGGACGATGTTGTCGTACTTCGCGGACTCGAGTGATGCCTTGATCTTCGGCATGGACTCGAGGATCGTCCCGTTGCGGGTGAAGAAGGTGACCACGCCGTCCTTCTTCACGGCGATGCAACGAAGCCCGTCGAGCTTCGGTTCGACGCGAACCGGGTACGTGACCTTGTCGAGGATCTTGATGCCTTCACCCTTGATGAAGTCGCTCTTGAGCGTACAAGCGAGGGCAACGGTGAAACTCTTCATCGTTCCCGGCCAGATCTTGTTGACAGACGATTCCTGCAGGCCACAGCGAAGGTTCTTCAGGATGATTCGCTGGAACCACTTCTGCTGGAGCTCGTTGCACTCCGAGAACATCTCCGTGACAGCGTCCTTCGCCGCGTTGCCTGTCAGCTTGCGCTTCGACAGGAGGTTCAGAAGCGACATGAACACCTCGAGTGCCTCGTCGTCTTCGTTGACGGGCTCATCGAGGGGAGCCGGCATCTTGAACTTGTTGACAAAATAAACGGTGTAGGAATCGCAAGCAGCAATAAATGCACGCTTCAACAGCTCATTCTTGCGATTGACTTCAAGAATTTCAAGTTTTGCATTCTTACCAGAGGTAGCTTCCAACGATTCAAGAATTTCAACGACAGTCATGATCTTCACCTTATTTGTTTGTTGCACTACGTTCGAGATACGCAACAAGCGCTTTCAACACATCAATGCGATCATCAACATGACCCAAAGTCGTGTTACAACGATGACACAATAGACCACGTACGTCATTAGTGACGTTGTACCGGGCCATAGATCTAATCTATCATGTGAGGCTGTGGTGTTGCACAGCGGGGTTTCAGGTGAAATCGCTTGGGACTACGACGGCGAGCGTTGACATGCAGCGCTTGCAGTTTCTGAGCTCGAGGTCGGGAATCCCGAGATCGCGCGGGACCTTCTGAACGCCCACGTACGGCAGGCTCTCCCACTGTTCCTCAGTGATTGAACAACCGCATGCGCAGACTTTCGGCCACGATTCGACGTACTCGTTTTGAGACTCTTCGTCTGTGTCTACGTGTGGCATGTGCTACTCGTCGCTGTCGTCAGCGTACTGACGACCGATTCGATTGTCGAGAGCCTCACGAAATTCGAGGAGTTCATCATAGCCCATGCCTTTTGTGATCTCGAAAACCATTCGATTGTGGCGCTCCCGGCGCTCAGCGGTCTCGAGTCGTTCGAGGTCGAGCGCCTCAGCGCGGAGCCTTGCGATCTGAATCAGTCTGTTGTTACTCACTTTGCCTTCGCCTTCTTGATCGCCGTGAGGACGACTGCGATCTGCGCAGCGTCTTCGGCATCGACACACGTGCGGATGCTCGTGTCGTCATCGTTCATCTGGACGATCTCGGCCTCACCCGTGTGATCGTTCACGTAGATCTGGAGCGTGGACGCGGGGCCGTCCGTCGAGAACACCTCGCGCCAGGGGAACTTGTAGTCTTCGAGCTTGATCAGGTCACCCATCTTCGTTCTCCTTGTACGCTACCGAAAGTGCCTCGCCGAGACGGGCCATCTGTTCCATCGTGAGAATGGACCACACTGGGATTGCGTACCCGCCGTCGCTCGGAGGCTCTGGGAACCCGGATTCGTGCTTGAACTGAACGAATCGAACTTGACCCTTCGTGGAAACGTCGACGCGAATGCCCGACTCTTCGAAGACGCCGACGATCCACCGTTCGGCGTGCAGACTGATGACTTCACCCATGATGCATCACTCGATCGTCAGCTTCAGGAACTGCGGCGAGACGCGCCACTTCGTTCCACTCGTTGACGTCACGTGAATTGACATCCGATTGACCTTCGTCACCACACCGGCGACCTTCTGTCCGTACTTCGAGGTGAACTCGACG